AACAAGTCCTGTATCCCATTTGCAAGGTGACGCGTAATCAGTTCAATGCGAGCCTGTGAAGCAGTCATCTGTGCGCTTGCAGCCGTGGCGGTGGTGTTGCGTAGTGCCTCGGCATCCAAGCCCATGCTGGACTTGCTAATGCCTGTCCTATCTTCTTTGACGCTGTCAATGTAGCCCAACATCTGCAAGCCTGAGCCAGATGTGTCATTGGTCATCAATGGCAGAACGGCTTGCGGGTTCTTAGCTCGAATGATTGCGCCAACTTCATTGTTAAGCACATCATCAATGTTCACCTGCCCCTCAACCACCACGGTTCTAGGATTAATGGCTTGAGCGAGCGAGTCAAGGCTATTACGCCATACAACCGATTTGACCCGCTGTATATCCAACAGGTCATCTGCAATAGACGTGGCTTCCAGCGCGTTTAAGTGAGGCTCAGGATCGACGCAGAAGGCTACGAAGGGGTGATAGTCCACATCCTCGACTGAGAGGACGTGATAGCCGCTACCAACCGTGCAAACCTTGAGCATTTCAGCAATGCCATCGTCGTTGCGGTCAATATAGGCGTAGGACTCAACATACAACACCTGCCGCATTGCCTCGTTAATCGCTGCCTCGTTACCGTCGTAACGGCGGTAATCCGTCCGAGCTAGGTAAAGTTCGTTATCATCCAATCCCTCGTCAGTCGTGTGGCTCTCAATTTCCTCACGGTCATAACCCATTGCAACTAAATCGCTGACTGTCATCAATCGGCGGTGGGCAATGAAGGATTCACCCAATTTGGTGTCACGGCGAGCAACCAACACCTCTTCAGGCGGCACTTCGCACACCATAATTGCGCCCTTCTTTTGCTTGCGCGTAATGGTGCAATCGTATGTGGGAACCTGAACAGGCATTTGCTGCCCCGTTATGGGGTCTGTGGCGGCTTGCTGAGTGAAGGTTGTACCTGTAACCTCAACCTCAGTGTCAGGCTCCTGCTGGAGCAACATGAGTGTGTCTGAATCCAATCCGGTGTAGCGTTGGGTTGAGGTGGTTTCCTTTTCATCCCACCAGACTTTGACAAAGCCAGCCTTGGTAATGAGTGCGTCTTTGGCTACGGCGTAGAAGGTTTGGAAGAAGTTGTTATCTGCACCAAGCACAACGTGCTGCACATAATCTGTTGCTTGATCGGCTGTTTCCTCGTCCTCTGGCCCAGTGGGGGAGAACTCAACCACACGGTCAGATGAGAAGAACACGCGCATGATGGAGGGCAACATGCTCTGCACAACATCTCGCACATCACGGGAAACCATGCGGGAACGCCCCTCTTCAGACTCTACATCGGGCAGGTCGCCCTGATAGTAGCGAGTGGCTAAGGCGCGGATGCCCGACAATTCCTCATCGACGTAATAAATGGCTGAGTCGATCTCAGCCGCTACGATTGCCTTTAACTGGCTGTCGTCGAGTTTCGCCATGTCGGGTTAAGCCCTTAAATGTTTTCAAGATTGTACTTATGTTCAAGGGCTTACACAATACCCTTGAGGGCGCGTCGGATGGGGGCTGAACTACTGGCTTCTCGAAGTCCAACAGCGAGGTATCGGGTACAATCTGCCGCGTGACTTGCAAAGTTATGTAGCGGCCTGTCGTAAAACACCTGGCGCTTCTGGTCATACTCACGCCGATACTGTTTAAGCAGGTCAAGCGCCCGTAGAACAGTGTCAGAGTTATTGAACCACATCTTAGGCAGTGCCATCCGCACAGCGTTAATTCCGTCCTCAATAGACAACTTAGGCGCAACCGTTGGCTGTATGCCCATCATCTGCAACATCTCAAAACGGCTTTTACCCGTGCCAAGCTCCCGCACTTGGACGTCATGCGGCAGAATGTAGTCGCCCATTGTCCACCCGTTTGACTTAGCGCGTTCCTCAATCTGCTTGACGTACCAATCAAGCCCTACGCCGTTGTTCTCCAAATAATCCAACATGCGTATCTGACCGGCAGGTGTGACCTGATAGAACCATATTGCCGTGTCATCCGACATACCTAAGTCCCAAGCCGTGTTCACCCTTAGCATAGGCTCATGCGGCACAGCAGCAACACGCCCTTGCGCTTCTGCCTCTCGCAACAGATCGCCGTAGTACGCACCGACAATAGCAGCGTCAAACGAGCACTCAAACTCCTGCGCGTACTCGTTATCACTTAGGGCGCGTTTTAAGCGGTCTAGTTCCTCTTGCGGGATGATGTTGGTATCAGATGCTTTAAGCACCTGCACAAACCACTCTGGGTCGGTTCTAGCGAGTTTAAACGTCTCTCCCAGCAGGTTGCCCCAACCCTTCGGTGTGCCAGACAAGTCTAGCCACCCTTGGCGGTCTGCCAGCGCGGGATAAATAATCTGCGTCAGCACGTAAGGGGGGATGTCCTGCGCCTCATCAGCGCAAATACCGTCAAAATACAAACCGCGCAAGCGTTCTGCATTTTCAGCGCCGTATAAACGAATGTTTGCGTTATTGTGGGCAAATGTAATTGATAACTCAGACTCATTAACTTTACCGCCCAATGCGGTAATAGGCGCGGCATAATATTTTAAATAAGCCCAAGCAATATCTTTGGCCTGAATATAAAACGGTGCAAGATAACCAAAGCGAGGATTAGGCTTTGTGCAAGTAGCCGCCTCTCGAATTAGTTTATTAATCCGTGCAACCGTTTTACCCGCACGTCGATGAGCAATTGTGACTGAATACCTTTTATCAGTATCGTGATATGCCGCAAAGCAATCCCTCGGCGTGTAATCAATCTCAATCACTTTTTCCATGTAAAGGCCAGCGATACGGGATTCTCTTTATCGCCCGTCAATTCCGTTCTGGCTAATTTAGGCGCTGCATACTCGGCTAACTTGCTAACCAAGTCCAAAGCCTTGCCAGGATCATCAGTCGCTACTTGAGTTAGCCACACAGAGAAGTTGCCTGAGTTGTCCTCAAGCAAGCGTGTAATGACCTCGCGGAACTCCGCATTGACTTTATTAGGGACGCCCTTCTGACGCCCGCCAGTCTTTACCGAACCTTTCGGCTTCCCGACTTTTTCTGGCATTTTCCAAACCCATCTAGTGTAGATTTAGCCGAACGGCCTCAATTAAACGATTCTGTGTGACGTCCTTATCTTGTAACGCCTTAAACACGCTGTTGTCAATAGTACCAGAAGCAATAAGGTGATGTATATAAACGGTGTTTTGTTGTCCTTGCCTGTGAAGTCGTGCGCAGGCTTGGTTATACAGTTCAAGCGACCAAGGCAGCGTGTACCAAACGCATTGATTGCCGCCCCGTTGCAGGTTAATGCCATGCCCCGCGCTTGCTGGGTTTAGCAACAACACCTCTATTTTGCCGTTGTTGAAGCCCTCAATATCCTGCGCACCTTGCAGCATTTTGGCCTGCGGAAGTGCCTGCATGATGCGTCGGGCTTCATGCTTGAACCAGTAAAACACAAGGCAGGGTTGATGTTGCAACTCCCCTACAATCTCACAAAGTGCTTTAAGTTTATGGTCGTGAACGTCTACAACCTCGCCGGATGAATCGTAGACCGCGCCGGAGGCCATCTGTTGCAGTTTGCTGCAAAGAACTCCTGCGGTTGAGGCTTCTATGGTGTCCACAACCATGTCATCCTTCAATGTCTTGATTTTATCCTGTGTGGTTTTGTCCAGCAGGATGCTGTGCTCAACGTTCACACGCTCCGGCAATTTGGCGGTGGATGGCATGGACATGCACACATCCGCAACTTTGCTATATATCTGCTGGTCAGAACCCTCTCGCAACTTCCACGAATAAACGATATGCCCGTTGCGTTTGTCGGGTTTAAAATAGGTTTCAAGGTATGCGGTTTTAGAGCGCAGCAAACGTTGGCCTGCGTCGATCAGGTACAACTGCGCCCACAAATCCTCTAAGCCGTTGGGCGCGGGCGTTCCTGTCAGGCCGGAGAGTTTAAAGAGTTGGACGCACACGTTGAACTTGCACGCGGCCAGATGGAAATAAATAAAATTGAAGCGGGTTCTGATTTATTTCGAGGCGGATGGAGGCCA